ACTTAAGACTGTATGGCCTTATTTCAAATACAAGAATCTTTTGGAAAATTTGGGATCTTGTCGATAAGGGTGTAAAAGAAATAGAGATTGTTGATAAGTACATGGACTATATATCAGAAGACGACATGGTAAAGGTCGTGAGGTACTTTGCTGAGACCCCATTCATTCCTGAAAAGGATGTCAACATGGTTTATCAGACAAAGAAAAAAGTATCAGAAGTGACAAGAGAATATATCAAAGAACACAATCTTGATATTGAAGTTAAAATTTTAGAAACGGCTCCAAGTAGTGAGGATTACTCTGGAGATGGATACAGACTAGCTAGGATGAATATTTTATGACAAAAGTTGTTTATGTAACTGGATGTTGTGGGTTTATTGGATTTTATGTTGCTAAGGCTTGTTTAGAACAAGGCTGGCATGTTATGGGTGTTGATAAATTAACCTATGCTGCAAACGTAGATAGAATATCAGAACTTTATGACCTAGCAGATAAAGCGAAAGTAAAATTTGAATTTATTGAGTCTGACATTAATGACTTAGAACGCTTGGTTGAATGTGATTATGTTATTAATACAGCGGCTGAAACTCACGTAGATAATTCTATTGAAGCCTCTGATGTATTTTTAAGATCTAATGTTAATGGTGTTCATCACCTATTAAAATTAATTCAAAACAAACAGTATGGAATGCCAACTCTCCTACACTTCTCTACAGATGAAGTCTATGGAGATATCGATGATGGTAGTTTTAATGAGGATCATTTATTAAAACCATCTAATCCATATTCAGCAACAAAGGCTGCAGCAGACCAACTTATTATAGCTTGGGCAAGAACACACAAGGTTCCATACATTATTGTTAGACCTACCAACAATTATGGATCAGGTCAGTATGTAGAAAAACTAATTCCGAAGGCAGTAAAGTATTTACAATTAGGAAGAAAGATTCCTCTTCACTTAGGAGGTAGCCCTGTAAGAACGTGGCTACATGTTGAAGATACAGCAGCAGCTGTTATGCATATTATTAACAATGGATCTGTTAATGAAATCTATAACATTCCAGGTAACTTTGAAACTTCTAACTTATTTGTTGTAACAGAAGTAGTGAAGGCAATGTATGGTGACGACATTGGTCAAGATGTGCAAGAATTTATTAATACAGATTATGAACGACCAGGTGCTGATCTTAGATATAGTATTGATGGAAATAAACTTAAAAGTATTGGATGGGAAGCAAAACGTGAATTTGTTCCTGAACTTAGAAAGATGGTGAACTATCATATTAGAAATTGGATTTGGTAGTGCTATACTCTGAAAAAAGAATGGTGACATGTAAAAGATGTGAACATTATAATGGAATTGTAAAACTGTGCAAACTATGCGGCTGCTTTTTGCCAGCAAAAACAATACTCAAATCTCAAGAGTGTCCAGACAAGCCTCCTAGGTGGCTTGCAATTAACGACGATATAAATAACTCAAACTGTTGTAACTAAGGAAGTAAATGACTACTAAACATTTCGAATGTAGTAACTGCGACGCTGTGTATAATTTAAAACACGAAAATGACAAACAATATTACAAACCTGAATTTTGTCCATTTTGTGGTGAAGCAGTCGGTGAAGAAGAAAACTTCGACGTCGATGAAGATGATGTCGACGAATAATGTGGTTATATCTTAATCTACCACTAGAAACACCAGACCCATCTGATTATGGTTTTGTATATCTAATCATCAATAATATTTCTGGAAAAAAATATATTGGTAAGAAATTCTTTTGGTCTAAGAAAACTAGACAGGTAAAAGGAAAAAAGAAACGATATCTTGCGGATTCTGACTGGAGAGAATATTATGGATCCAATGAAGAGCTATTAAAAGATGTTGAACTTCATGGAAAAGAATCATTTACTAGAACCATTTTAAAATTATGTAAATCAAAGGGTGAATGCTCTTATTATGAGGCTAAGTATCAATTTGATCACGAAGTCTTGGAAAATCCTAATGATTTTTATAATTCTTGGATCATGGTTAGAGTCCATAGAAAACATCTTTTCAAATCTCCTTCTAAAACAAAGAGTTAAGTAGCTCTTGACTTTTCACACTAATTGCGGTATAGTAGTGATATGATCGTAACTTTTGCATTATATGTGTCAATTACATTTACAGGGATCAGCCAAGAAGAAATTCTTATTGGTTCCTATGACTCATTGGAGATTTGTCAGGCAGAAGGACATAGACAGATAAAACAATTTAAAGATCAATATCCAAGGAGTCATATTTCTGTTGACTGCAGGAGACGATATGACAGACGATGAATTAGAAAAGCATTATGAAAATATGGTAGCAGCTTTTGGAAATAATCTTCCAAACATTGAGACCGAACCAATTAGATTTAAGTATTATGTTAGACTTTACAAACACTTATTGAAAACACATCATGGAGTAATATTATGAGCTTTAGTTTAGACACTTGGAACAAAGACTGGGTTAAGTCAGCTAATGAAGATGAAAAGATGGAGTTTAGAGACTTCCTCGTTTCAATCTTAAAAGAACAAAGAATGAACATCAGCTTTATTAAGTCTGATGGATCGTTAAGACAATTGCATTGTAGCCTACACCCTGAACTTCTTCCTATGAAGGAAGTAAAAGAGGTAGATGATACTAAAGAGCCAAGAAAGAAAAACTTTGACGTCATCGCTACGTTTGATTTAGAGAAAAAGGCCTGGAGATCATTTAGATTGGATAGCATTCAAGACTTTAGTTATAACTTAGGCGACTTACATGTCTAAGTATTACATCATTATATCGTTCTTGCTTGGTGCCATTTTAACATCAACTTTATATTATGGATCCACGATAAGAAATTATTACATCGACCAGCTAGTCCATCATGCTGTTGAAAGACAGCAAATTGAAAAGCTAGAGTCTGATATTAATAGAATGCAAGAAGAATTAATTATCGTCAATGCTAAGAACGATGAGCTAACAGAAAAATTAAACGATCTCGAATTTCAAATAACATCATGGCCAAAGAAAAGATAATAGAGCCCGACGTATCTCTCCTACTTGATAGTGACAATACTATCTCGAGTATCAAACTGTCTAAGGCTCTCATTTGGTATTCATATGAGAAAGAAGGAGCAGATGCTCTTCAGTATATGAAGGACTGGGTCAAGGTTCATAGACCAAATGATGTCAAGGCATTCTCTAAAGTATCAGGCAACGAATATAATTTTAGTAGAACATTTGGCTGGCTCTGTAGACTTCACAGTAACGGAGCTCAATTCAAGAATGATATCATTTATCAGATTAATGAGAAAATTGATACATTACTTAAGAATACTGAGAATGTTGAGGTCATAGAAAAGCCTATAACAAAAGATCGTCCATCGATCCAGGACAACATACAGGCAAAAGTTTCAGAATTCCTAGGAGAGATCTTAGGTGAGATAGATAGGTTCTTTTTAAATGATTGTAAGGATACTGGATTTGATCTTTACAAATATCTACAAGCCAATCAATCTCCTCATATGTTTGGTACTGTTGTATCTAATGTTGTTGATCCAATTATTAATGAGATTGGTCTTATTGATAAAGATGAACAAGTAGCAGAAGCCTATAACTATCTAACTAAACACCATCAAAAAAGATTAGAGAATTGGTTAAACAAGATCAAGGAAGATGGTATCAAATACCACGACTTCAAGAGAGCCAATCGTAAGCCTAAGGTTAGAAAATCTAAGCCACCAATAAAACAAGTTGAAAAACTTCAGTATTTAAATGAGTATGCTGAGCTTAATTTAAAGAGTATCCCTCCTCAGAAAATTATAGGCGAAAACCAACTATGGGTTTATAACGTCAAGAATAGAAAGTTGGGGGTCTATTATTCTTCTGGAAGCTCAGGCTTTAGTGTTAAGGGTACAACACTTCAAGGTTGGGACCCTGAAGTATCTCAACAAGCAACACTAAGGAAGCCTAGTGAGACTATTGAGGAATGTTTGAAGGGTGGTAAGCTACAATTGAATAAGCTACTCTCTAAATT